TGACGGCGAAGTGTGTCACAATGTTCTTTCTCCGCTTTCTCGACTCTTGCTTCCGCCTCCCGCAACTTTGCCTCAATCTCTGTATTTTTTCTTTGCAACATTCGACGATACCGTGCTCTTTTAATTAGAGCATTAGCGTATCGTATATTACGGAGGCGTTCTTTTTCTACTTCTGTCTCCGCAGTCTTCAATTTATCCTTGAGCGCCTGTATCTCCTCTGCGTCTTCCTTAAAAACCATATCCACAGCCACCGGATCATGACCGCAGCACGGACAGGGTTGATCGTTCATATCTGGCCCCCTATCTTGGCGAGGACGGCGCGAACCTTCTTGATTGTGTCCACGGCGTCCGCAGTATGGAGAGCACCAAAAGATGGAGTGGCGAGCACTTCTTTCAGCACCTCCACGGCCTCGTCCCGACTGCGCTTAAAACCAAGGTCATAAGCATGATCTTGGAGTACAATCAGGCTATCGTTTATGCTGTTAGAGAGTTCGTTCAACTCTATAACAAGATTATCTTCTTTTTCCGCGCTCATTTATCACCCCCTAAAACGTCACGAAGCCACGCACGGCTTCAATTTTCCCGTCACGATCACGGATAGCCGTGTAGCCGGTATCGGGGGCGATGTAGCGAGGATTTTTGATGGATGCCGCTGCCGGAGTCGAGACGATGAAATACTCGTCAGGCCCCGGCTGCTGCATCCCTTCGGGAAGCGCCATGCAGGATTTTTGAAGCGGAATTCCGTCGATGATATCGAAAAGCTTTTTTCGACTTGACGCGAGGCGCAAAACACCGGCGCTCGGCAGCTCCTGGATGATGTTGCCGTCCTGGTCTGCAATGCGCACAACATGAGGCGTGAGGTTCGTAAGCTTAGGCATTTTGGGTTCTCCTTTTATTCGTTAAAGAATAGTATTGGACACAACAAATCAATCGGCCAATTCCAAGCCAAGTTCCGCGAGACATTCCGTCGTTGGCTTTGTACCAAAGCACTTTTCGCACAAATATTTACGATGAACCTTGCCCTTGACGGCAAAGACACTGCTTTGCGTCTTTAACCAGACGCCGCAATCGGTGACTGTTGACCCAAGGCAAGAGCGATGAACTTTGTTCCCAGAACGGGTACGGCAAGCGAGCAGCTTGATTTCCATCTTCTTCTTTCCTCATTTTTTCTTTTTACGGCCCGGTTTCCCGCGTTCCGTCCCTACCTTTTATTCGTTTTCGAAAAATATGGCAAGATATTTTTCCGTTTTTTTACCAGAGAAGCTCCCTCCCGAACACAGTGAGGGGCAGGCACCTGAGCAGCCCGGGCGTAACCAGTTGATTTCACAGAGAGGCGACCATTTTACCCCGAGGCCCCTTATATAGGGGTCATTTTTTTGATTTTCATTTTCGCATTTTGAAGTCCCGGAACTCCCCGAGAATAATGACTTATAAGATGTTTTAGCCTTCATTCTTTAGGTTCTCTTGTGAAACCAATCATTTTAATTGTTTTAGCTAAAAGATAAAATCTGAAATATTTTTTTCACTTTTTTTTGGCCCTATATAAGGGGGCCGGATTAAACCGCCGAAGCCCCTCCCGCGTGAAGGTGGGAAAGGCCCAAAGGACAAAAACGCGCAAAGCGGCCCGCTAAGGCATTTTAATGGCAATAGGTGAAGACGTGCCCGTCGGCGGCCCCAAAAGGGCCGGAAACTTTTGATAGCAAAAGATTTGAAGGGTATTAGGCTCTCGCGGAGAGGTGCCAGGGCGTGGCAAGGACAAGAAAAAAGAAAATTGAAATTTTTTCTTGCCTTAATTTCAAAACTCGCTATATTTTTCTTGCGAGCACGGAGAACACCATGAAAACAAACATAGCAAACATCCCGGACACTCTGGAGGAGCTTAACGCTCTGCGCAACTCTGTGATGTCAGACTATATCCTGGCCTGCGAGACCGAGCAGGAGCAAAACGACAACGAGGACTACTCTCCTGGAGACAGCGCCCGGTTATTGAGCATCATCAGGGCTATTGATGCAAAAATCCATGCCATGCCCAATGACTCGTCGATTGCAGCATCAAAAATTGATTTAAAAAACCCTATGACATGGCCATCCCTCTCTAGCCCAGAAATTACTGTGGAGATGGCCTATATAATGGGGAAAACAATGTGCACTTACCCCGGCGGTGTACACCCGGATCAGATCGACGCACATGGATTTATTTCGGGCGTTACGCGGGCATATCGTCGTGGGTGGGAAGATGCGACGAAAGAATAGCTCCATTACTATATAAACCCGTGAAAAGGTCTTGAGAGGATCAAGGCCGTCCGAGGAGGACAAAAATGGGCGCTTTTTCAGACGAGAATAAAATTGTTTTCATCAACTTAGTTTCCACACCAGAACAAATAAACCGATCATTCCCCGAATTCGACGGAGATGTTTCCAGAATAGCGTCAATAAAATATCCAGTTGATATAAATAAAGTACAGTCAAAACTTGGACAATTTCTTGCTACCCATATATCTACTACTCGGTTTGATGATGACGCCCATCGTGTTTTGCTTATAACGAACCGAACGGAATGGGATTTGTACATGCTTGAACTTGCTAAACACATAGAAATGATGCGCGGCATCCAACCGTATGAATGTATATCAAGAATTGAGGGTGAAATTGCTAGTCTTCGTTCAATGTTAAAAATGTACGATGAGGAACAGTTTACAACGTTAAGATCATATTATTACCAATGGCCTGTCTACGGAAGCGCCAACGCCGGTGATGCCGTAACACCTGAACAATATTTCGATCATTGTGCGAATCAAATTCGGAGAGCGGACGCCGTTGTTGCCTGGGCTGGATTAGGGCAAACACCGATCCCCGAATCCATCGCACGGACCATGGCCGGCAATCATGGTCTAGAACTGTTGACAAAATGGCGAAATGGAGGCTCCCATGCCTGATAATTTGCTCACCTGTCACATGGCAGCAAAACAGGCCGGGACAACCGCCGCTAGAGTCAAGCGGTTGTGCGAGGCCGGAAAAGTTCCTGGGGCAACCAAGAATGATCTTGGAGCTTGGCGTATTCCCGCCGACAGTATCGGTCATATCACACCGGCCGAACGCGAAGCATATAACGAGTGGACCCAACATGAGATAGCGTTGCTCGGTACAGATACGGACCCTCGCGTCGGAGCACAGATAGGTCGAAGCGGAGAGGCTGTTCGTGATATGCGCCAGCGCTGTGATATTCAGGCATTCCCAACTGGACGAGGGGTAACGCTTGAGATGCAAATTCCGCGCATGACGAAAGCCCGTTTGCTCTCGTTGAAGGAATTGATTGATGTAGAGTTGAAACGCCGTGATTGATTTACGGAATTCGTTCCCCGCTATGCGGGGCTGAACCGGCAAACTGACCGAAAAGGATTCTGAAACGTTCCCCGTTCAGGCGGGGATGAAAATCCCCAGCCCGTTGTCGCGGTCGGTGGGGCTTGAACAGACTGAGAATGTAATGCCTGATTATAATACTCTTGCCTCCAAAGAGGCAAAACGCCTTGGCGTAAGCCGTACAACGCTGACAACCGCTATCAAGAACAATGTATGTGCCGGCGAACAGCGCGACGGTTATTGGTATACAACGTCAGCAGCAGCCGCTGAATGGTATAAAAAGCACTACCGCCATGCGTCCTCACTCGACAATACCATGACAGGACGTCGATGGGACGACGATAATATCCTGGCGATGCTGGATCGTGGAGACTCAATTGATGCGATTGCAAAAGAGTTTGGCCGGACATTAAAAGCCACGCGGGTAAAAATCGCGCACTTGCGGGCGGCCGGAAAAGCGCCAGCAGCAGCAGAAGTAAAAACAGTCCAGCGAAAAAAAGAAAGAATAGCCGAGGCCAAGGCTATCTTGGCTGAAGAAGAGCCACAGGATTGGTACAAACAACGTCGCCAGGATGAGCATGACGGGCGCGTCAGGTTGCATCTGCATCCCGACGTAAAAGTGGCTTTTGAGCAGGAATTGAAGCGCCTGAACAAGGGGCGCGGCTTCGAGGATAGAATTACATTGGCAAAATGGGTCACGTGGGCCGGGCTCGCGGCCATTGCCAATCCCGAAATTCTAAAAAAAGGCTTGCAAGAAGCGGAAAGATTGGGCAACAAATAATCGTTCGCCGCAAGGCGTGGATTGAAACAAATCGAAATTTCCTTTCTCACAAAAAAAGCCCCAGGCTGTGAAGCTT